TTATCCCTATGGAGTGGAATATGGAAGGTTTTATTGATAGATATGGCCAACCTGTATTGAACAATCCTAAAGAGCCGGTATTGGGTATTGATAATGACATGATACATCAAAGTGTTGTTACTTACTGGGATAATGAAGTGACATCTTTAAAACACGACAGTGACGCTCTGAATGAGTATTATCGTCAGTTTCCTAGAACGGAATCTCATGCTTTTAGAGATGAATCAAAAAACACATTATTTAATCTATCTAAGATTTATGAGCAGATAGATTACAACGATACTTTTGGTAATAATAATGGTTTACTTCGTGGTGATTTCTATTGGGCTAATGGAAATAAAGACGGTCATGTAGAGTGGTCTCCAAATCCAAAAGGACGGTTTATAACAAGCTGGATACCAGGAAAAGAAATAAGAAACAACGTGGAAGTTCGTGGTAGTAAAAAGTACCCCATGAACGAACACATGGGTTCTTTTGGTTGTGATAGTTATGATATTTCTGGTGTAGTAAACGGTGGGGGTTCCAAAGGAGCATTGCATGGTATGACTAAATTTCACATGGATGACGGCCCGGTAAACGCATTCTTTTTGGAATATATATCAAGACCTCCTACAGCAGAGTTGTTTTATGAAGACGTGTTGATGGCTATTCATTTTTATGGCATGCCAATATTGGTTGAAAATCAGAAACCTAGACTCTTGTACTATTTAAAAGAAAGAGGGTACAGACCTTTTTCAATTAGTAGACCAGATAAAGACAAAAGAGCATTATCAAAAACTGAAAAAGAACTAGGGGGTATACCCTCAAGCACACCTGTTATTTCAGCTCACGCTGAGGCACTTGAAGCTTACATACAACAACATGTTGGAGTTATTGATAATCCAGAATACGGGAGTGTAGGTGAAGTTGGAGATATGGCTTTTAACAGAACACTTTTAGATTGGGCAAACTACGATATTAACAATAGAACAAGATTTGATGCTACTGTAAGCTCTGGCTTTGCGATTATGGCAAACCAAAGCAGAGTCAAGGTTAACTCACAAAAAGATAGTAAAATATCTCTTAACTTTGCGAAATACAGTAACAAAGGTTTTGTTAGTGAAATTATAAAGCGAGTATGATAAGTAAACCACGCTTCCAGAATGGTGGTGGATTTCCAAATCAATTTGCCGCGGATATCGAAAAAGAGTCACTTGAGTATGGTCTACGTGTAGGTCAAGCAATTGAGTCTGAGTGGTTTTCTCGGGAGTATGACACAGCGTTATACAATGAATTGCGTTCGGAATATCTTAACCGTCGACTATATGCCAAAGGTAATCAGCCTGTTGAGAAATATAAAAACGAATTATCGGTTAATGGTGATTTAAGTTATTTAAACTTGGATTGGACACCTGTTCCTATCGTACCTAAGTTTGTTGATGTAGTTGTTAATGGAATTAGCAACAGAATGTTTGATGTAAAGGTTGATGCTTTAGATGAAACTTCAAATGAAAAACGTCAGCAATTTCGCGATGACATGCAAGCAGACATGGTCGCAAAGCCTATACTACAGCAGTTACAAAAAGATACTGGTGTAAACACATTTAACTTTGACCCTAACACACTACCAGAAACTGATGAGGAGCTTGACTTATACATGAAGTTAAGTTACAAGCAAGGTATTGAGGTAGCTGAAGAAACTGCAATTACATCTATATTAGAATACAACGACTACGAGGAAATCAAAAGGCGTTGTGACGAAGACCAAACTGTTTTAGGTATATCTGTAGCTAAGCATAAGTTTGATGTTCATGATGGTGTACGCCTTGAATACGTTGACCCTGTTAATTTTGTATACTCTCCAACAGAAGACCCAAACTTCAGAGACTGTTACTATTTCGGGGAAGTAAAATCAGTGCATGTTTCTGAGTTAAAAAAGATAGCTCCTGAAATGACTCAAGATGAGTTAGAAGAGCTTTCTAAATTAGCTAGTCGTTTCAATGGTTATCGTAGTACACAGAACCTCAGCAGTCAGAGTGGCTTGGATAAAAATGAAGTTTCGTTATTGTACTTTTCATACAAGACTGATAAGGAAATCGTATATAAAATAAAAGAGTCTGCAAATGGTGGTAAGAAAGCGTTGAAAAAAGACGGTTCTTTTAATCCACCTAAAAGTGAACAGGCTCGTTTTACTAAATCGTCACGAAGAATAGATGTTTGGTATGAAGGCGTTTTAGTTTTAGGGACAAACCGTTTGCTAAAATGGGAGTTAATGAAGAATATGGTTCGCCCATCTTCAGCTTTTCAGAAGACAATACCTCCATATATAGCCTCTGCTATGAAATTATCAAAAGGGGATATAGATTCATTAGTTAAGAGAATGATTCCTTTTGCTGACCAAATTCAACTTATACACCTTAAACTACAGCAGGTTATTGCTAAAATGATTCCAGACGGTGTATTTATCGATGCTGACGGTCTCAATAGCGTAGATTTGGGTAATGGAGCTTCATACAACCCATCGGAAGCATTGAATATGTATTTCCAAACAGGTAGTGTGGTAGGTCGTAGTTACACTGAGGACGGTGAGTATAACCACGCCAAAGTTCCTATTCAAGAACTTAACAGCAGTGGTTCAAATGCAAAAATCAGCAGTTTGATTAGCATGTACAACTACAACTTGAACATGTTACGTGCTGCCACTGGACTAAATGAAGCTAGAGACGGTAGTGCCCCAGACCAATATGCCCTTGTAGGGGTTCAAAAACTTGCGGCACTTAACTCTAATACAGCTACAAGACATATCGTTACTTCTGGTATTAACTTGACTAAACGATTATGCGAGGCTATATCGTATCGTGTATCTGATATTTTAGAGTACGCTCCTTTTGCAGAAGACTTTGCTAAGATGATTGGGCGCAATAACGTGCAGATTCTTCAAGAAATAAAGAACTTACATCTACACGACTTTGGTGTATACATAGAGCTTGAGCCTGATGAGGAGCAAAGACAATTATTAGAGCAAAACATTCAGCAGTCTATTACAGCGAAGGTAATTGAGCTTGACGATGCTATTGATATTAGAAGCATTAGAAACATTACGTTGGCTAACACGCTTCTTAAGATTAGAAAGCAGCGTAAGCAAAAAATGGACAGGGAACAGCAAAAGCAGAATATTGAGATGCAAACGCAATCTAACGTCCAATCTACACAAGCTGCTTCTAAAACCCGTATGCAAGAAGAGCAAATGAAAACTCAAGCTGAAACCCAGCTTGAACAACTCAAGGCTCAGATTCGTATGCAAGAAATGGAGAAGAAAGCTGAGATTGACAAGCAGTTACTCGAAACCAAATACATGTTTGAAATGAAACTGAAAGAGGTTGATGCTCAGTCAGTTATGAATAGAGACATGGGTAAAGAGGACAGAAAAGATAAAAGAACAGAGAAGCAAGCTACTCAACAAAGTGCGTTGATTGACCAAAGAAAGAAAGAATCTGGCCCGAAAAACTTCGAGCAGCAACAGGCTCCTTCTCCACTGGGAATGAATGACTTGATGGGTGGTAATTTGCCTTTGTAATTTTATCTAAATTTGTAGTAATTAAATCTAATCAAATATGGAAAACGCGGAAAATCAACAAGATGTTGACTTTAAAGTCGATTTATCTGCACCGCCAAAAGAAGAAGAAGCTGTAAAGGAAACTGAAACAGCAGAGGCGACAGAAGAAAAACAAGAGGAAGCACCAGCTGAATCTGAAGATAATGCTACTGAAGAACAAACGGAAGATAAACCATCTGAAGAAACTGAAGTAGAAAAAACTAGGGAACAGCTTTTTAATGATTTGTTGCAAGACAAATATCAGATTAAAGCCGAAGACCTAGAAAACGTTCTTTCAAATAAAGAATCAAGAGAGCTTCCCGAAGATGTCGAGAAGTACCTTGAGTATCGTAATGAAACGAAGCGAGGAATGGAAGATTTCCTTAAGCTTCAAAAGGACTATGATAATGTAAACGAGGGTGAGTTACTACGTGAGTACTACCGTCATACAAAGAATGGTTTAGACAATGACGATATAGAATCGTTAATCGATGTAAAATTCGGTTACAATGAAGGTGCTGACGAGACATTGGTGAAAACCAAGAAGCTTGAGATGAAAGAGGAATTGTATAAAGCAAAGCAATTCTTTGAATCGCAAAAAGACAAATACAAGAAGCCGCTTGAGTCAAGTGAACTTCCATTGTCTGAGCAATCCAAAGAAGCTGTTGAGTTTTACCAATTATATAAGAAGCAACAAGAGGAACAGTCAAAACGCTCGGAGTCTGTACGAAATACTTTTGAAGAGAAGACAAACTCCTTATTCAACGATGAGTTCAAAGGTTTTGAATTTAAAATCGGTGAAGAAAAGGTGGTCTTTAAACCAAAAGACTTGTCAGAGATGAAGTCAAAGCAAAGTGATTTGTCAAACTTTATCAATGCTCATACAGATGAGAACGGTGCTTTGAAAGATGCTAAAAAGTATCATACAGCGTTATCTATGGCTCTTAACCCCGAAGCTTATGCTAAGTTCTTTTACGAACAAGGTAAGGCGAGTGCTATCGACAATGTAGTCGGTGAGGGCAAGAACATTGATATGGGTGTACGTTCTAGTGTTGATTCTACGAAACCAGGGCCTAAATTTAGGGTTGTTGAAGACGACCGTCCATTTATGTCTGGTTTAAAAATAAATAAACGTTAATGCTATAAACTAAATTAAAATGGCACAAACTATTACTTTTGGCGGAGCCGGTTCGGTAGCAGGGTCTACTAGCCTTACTCCAGCACCGGACAAAATTTTGGCAAATGAAAACTATTTGTCAAATGCTAATTACACTTTTGCTCAACAATACTTACCGGACTTATACGAGAAGGAATTTGAGCGTTACGGTAACCGTTCTATCGCATCTTTCTTGCGTATGGTTAGCGCTGAATTGCCAACTACATCTGATTTAATCAAGTGGAGTGAGCAAGGACGTCTACACGTACGTGCGGCTGGTTCTATTACAGATAGAGACACTATTGCTGCAACAGCACATAACTTCCGTACAGGTCAAACTGTAGTGGTTATTGGGTCTACTGGTATTGAAGCTAAGTGTTACATTACTGACGCTAGTGCAACAGATTCTATTGAGGTTGCTCCTTATTCTACATTGAGTTTGTTGGATAAAACAACTCTATCTGATGGCTTAGGCCCGTTTGACGCTGCAGACACTGTTAAACTTTTCGTTTACGGTTCTGAGTTCGCTAAAGGAACATCCGGAATGGTAGGTTCTTTGGAAGCTGATTTCGAAAGCAAAGAGAACAATCCTATCATCATCAAAGACAAGTACGAAGTATCTGGTTCTGAGATGGCACACGTGGGTTGGGTTGAAGTGACTACTGAGAATGGCGCAAGCGGTTACTTGTGGTACTTGAAGTCTGAGCACGAAACTCGTTTACGTTTCGAAGACTACTTGGAAATGTCTATGATTGAAGGTGCTCCTGCTGTAAGTGGTTCTGCAGCTGCGACTGCTGGAATGAAGGGTACTAAAGGTATGTTCTTCGAAATCGAAGAAAATGGTAACACCACTTCTGGAGTTATCTCTGACCGTGATGACCTTGAGGCATTTGCTAAAGTTCTTGACAAAGAAGGTGCAATTCAAGAAAACGTTCTTTTCGTAAACCGTTCAACAGGTTTTGATATCGACCGTGTATTAGCTGCGCAAAACAACAGTGGTGCGTCAACAGCTTCTTACGGTTTATTTGATAACGACGAAGATATGGCGTTGAACCTTGGGTTCTCTGGTTTCCGTATTGGTTATGACTTCTACAAGTCTGACTGGAAATACTTGAACGATGCTGTTACTCGTGGTGGTAGCGATAGCGCAATTGATGGTGTACTTGTTCCTGCTGGTACAACTACTGTATACGACCAAGTTTTGGGTCAGAACGCTAAGCGTCCTTTCCTACACGTTCGTTACCGTCAGTCTGCTATGGAAGACCGTAAGTACAAGTCTTGGGTTGTTGGTTCTGCAGGTGGTGCAGCAACAACTGACAAAGACAACATGGAAGTTCACTTCTTATCAGAGCGTGCGCTTTGTGTTATGGGAGCGAACAACTTCATGATTTTGAAGTAATTCCTTATATATGCCCTCACCTTCGGGTGGGGGCTATATTTTTTAATCTAATCTAATCTTAAATAAAATGTCAACTAAAAAAAGCAATGCTTTTGGGTATGATTCTATTATACCTGATTTTCAACAAAAGAAGCGAGTGTTCATTCTAAAGGACAACAAAAGCCCGCTACGTTATTCAATACAAACAAAACACGCCTCACGCAAACCATTGACCCACTTTGATGGTCGGTTAAATCGTGCGTTGCGTTATGCTTCAAATCAAATCTCCCCGTTTGTCGATGAACAGGACGGATATGTAACTCTTGAACCAATAGTTTTCGAAGACGGAATTCTTGTCGTAAACGATTACGATGTGAATTTGCAGAAGTTTTTGATGATACACCCACACTATGGTCGTGATTTTGAGGAATTCGATAAAGATAAAGAAGCGGTAGAGTCTTACGAGAAGATGAATATAGAGCTTGAAGCACAAATCGCGATTCGCGAATTGAGTATTGATGAGCTTGAAGCTGTCGCAAGAGTAGCGTTAAAGAATACTGGAGCGGTTGTAAGTAATATGAGTTCAAGTGAGCTTAAAAGAGATATGCTTATTTGGGCTAAGAAAAACCCATCAGAAGTATTTGTTCTTCTCAACGACGAAAACATAAAACTCAGAAACGTTGCTGTAAGAGCGGTAGAGATGGGTGTTCTATATATTAAGGATGACCAACGTACTGTAACTTGGGGTAGTGATAAGAGACAGAAAATTATTACCGCACCATATGGTGAAAATGTATATAGTGAGTTAGCGGCATTCTTTAAGACCGACGAAGGCTTGGATGTTATGCAAAAAATAACTAACTTACTATAGTCTGCATAAACAGTCCACAACTCATGGGCTAGAGAGAGGTCGCTAAACGCGGCCTCTTTTTTTTTGTATTTTTGTTTAAAATATATCCCATGATAAACAGCGTCAGAAATACAGTGATGTTCTTGTTAAACAAGGATAACAGAGGATATCTAGCACCATCTGAATACGACTTTTTTTCAAAACAAGCGCAACTTGAAATTTTCGAGGGTTACTTTGATGACTATTCACGCGCTATTTTCTCACAAAATAATAGAAAAAAGGCTTTGAGCTATGGCGATTCTGCCATGCACATTCAAAATAAAATTGACATTTTCTCTAAAAGTGGAACGTTGACATACACTGATGTAGGCTCTCCTAGTGTTGGTGGTGAAGACGATTACTTTAATATGCCTTCAGATTTTTACAAGCTTATTAATATCACATATGGTGGTAAGGTTGTTCAAGAGGTAGCGAAGTACAAGTTTGACATGCTGATGGATAGCAATCTAACCGCTCCTACAACATCGTTTCCGGTGTACAAGAGAGAAGGCGATAAGCTTTTTGCTAGGCCTCTGAGCATTTACTATACAGCAGCAACTCCTCAAGGCGTTGAAACACCTCTTAAGATGAACTATGTCAGAAAGCCAGTAGACCCACATTGGGGTTACAACACTGTTGGTGGTGACCCTGTTTACAATTCTGATAGTAGTACAGATTTTGAACTACCACCATCGGACGAAACTGAATTGGTAATTAAGATATGTGGATATGCGGGTCTTAACATTCGGGAGAAGGATGTTGTCGCAATTACTCAACAAATGGAAAATCAAGATTTCCAAAAAGAAAACTTATAATAGATGGCAAAGGTTGGCGTAGATATCACACAGTATGAGTACTATCATAATAATGGCAATGCTCCTAAAGACGAAAACTGGGGTACATACCAGTATATGCTATTGACGGATATCGTCAACAACTTTATGCTGTCATATGTAGGTGATGATAAATTGGTAAATAAAATAGACCGTAATGAAGTTGTGTTTCATGCTAAACGCGGCTTACAGGAGGTTCATTATGACGCATTGCGTGAGATTCGAGGTTATGAAGTTGAGGTTCCTAAGACCTTAAAAATACCGTTACCACACGACTTCGTTAGTATGGTCAAGATTGGATGGGTTGGCTCTGATGGTGTTGTTCACCCGATTATGCAGAACTTTGATGCTACCACCCCTACTTCATATCTTCAGGATAGTACAGAGCGAGCTGAAATTTTAATTGACAGTGGCAATAACGCTGTAACGGGTTCGCCAATAATTGAAGATAAGTGGAAAAACCAAGAAAAAGGAAACCTAAGTGCTCCTAGTAAGTACAACTTAGGTCAAAGATTTGGTATGGATACGAAGTCAGCTAACTTCAATGGCATGTATCACATTGATAAAGACCAAGGATTTGTCTTTGTTAACAGCACTCTTGATGGTCAGCAGATTGTTATCGAGTACGTTTCAGATGGCCTTTACGGTTTAGCTGATAGTGAAATAAAGATTCATAAAATGGCTGAGACTTTCATGTATGATTACATATCAGCAATGATACTGTCTTCTAAATTTGCTGTGCCGGAATATGCTGTACGCAGAGCTAAGAAACAATCTTCAGCATCTTTGCGTAATTTAAAGATTAGATTAAACTCAATCAAGCTTCCAGAATTGACACAGATTTTACGTGGACGCGATAAGTGGATAAAGTAATATGGAGTTAAAAAACCTCTTTAATAAGGGTAAAATGAACAAAGACCTCGATGAGCGTCTTGTTCCCAACGGAGAATATACTGATGCCCTTAATATAAGAGTAGGGAAATCTAGTGGCTCTGATGTTGGTGCTATAGAAAACGAAAAAGGCAACACTCAGTTATCTGCAATTCCCAGTAGCGATAATCCTGTTTGTATTGGAAGTGTTGCTGACGAAGCAAATGAAAAAATATACTGGTTTGTTTATGATGATAATCCATCTTCATACATATACGAGTATGACGCTAGAAACGATGTCACAACAACAGTCCTTGCTGATACTAGAAATGGAGTACAACAGGTCTTAAATTTTGATATTGACCATAAGATTACTCACGCAAACGTCCTGTACAACAAAGAGACAAAGCGCACTGTATTGTACTTTACTGACAATCTCAACCCTCCTAGAATGGTTGACGTTACCAGAGCAAAGGGGTATGGTTTAAACAATTTTAGTGAAGAAGACATCAATCTATACAAGAAACCCCCTCGTAAGGCTCCATTAATAACGCCATTTACTACTCAAGTAGAAGAGGAAAATAATGTAAGGGAAAGACACTTTGCTTTTGCCTACAGATATAAGTATCTGAACGGTCAATTTTCTGCTTTATCTTCTTTTAGCGACTATCAATTTTACCCCTCGTTATTCAATTTAGACTTTGAAACATACGAGAACCTTGGTATGATTAACGAATTTAATTCGTATAATATAGAGTATAATACAGGTGATAAAAGAGTTACAGATATACAGCTTTGTTTCAAAACACCACTGTCACCAACTGTTTTTGTAATTGACAGTATCAACAAACAGGAAAATTCTTTCTTTGATAACGTTGAGCGTTCTTTTGTTTTTACTAATAAAAGAGTGTACAAAGCATTGCCTGGTGACGAACTTAATCGTTTATACGACAATGTGCCATTGAAGGCATTGGCTCAAGATGTAATTAATGATAGGTTAGTTTTTGGTAAT